GCGATGGGGGAGACGCGGCACGGGTCCAACTTGAACGACTTCACGATGCTGGCGGGCTGGCCGACCCCAACGCAGACGGACGCACTCAGGCACCCGGCGATCGACAACACCGCGGCGAACATGACGCTGAATCACACCACGCTGCTTGCGGGGTGGCCAACGCCAGCAGCATCGGACGGGAGTGGCGGCAAGGGTCCACGCAAAGGGGTGAGCATGAAGGGCCGAATGCCGGACGGCTCCAAGGTGACGATGGATCTCTCGGCCTCTGTGAAGTTGGCAATGGATCACGCCGGCCCGGCCCGACTAACGGCCACTGGCGAGCTGCTGACTGGCTCCTCTGCCGGGATGGATTCTGGCGGCCAGCTCGACCCGGCACATTCCCGCTGGTTGCAGGGGCTCCCGCCCGAGTGGTGCGCCTGCGCGCCTACGGAAACGGCCTCTGCGCTCCGGCGGCGGAAGAGTTCATCCGCATCGTGATGGAAGCCGGCGAGGTGCTGGCGTGAGCTTCTGCACCAACTGCGGCCGGCCCTTGAAGAACCCACGCCCGAGCGGGATGGGCCGGGTCTGCGAGAAGAAGGCGCCCCTGCCGCCGGCAGCCGTCGAGCGTGACCTATTCGGCTACGACGTGGCCGCCGCTGCATCTGCGGCGCAGGAACGAGTGGCGCTGTACGTGCAGGAGCGCGCCACGCTGGCGCACGCCGCCGTGCGCGCGGCATTCAAGCGGGTGAGGGCAGAGCAGTGATCCGAGAGCAGCCCTTCTTGTTGGCCAGCGGCCCATGGGTGCAAGTGAGGGACGGCAACCCCACGGCCGCCGCGCTCTATGACCGCCACTACTCGCGCAGCCCGGCCGCCCGAGGCGATGCCCGCGTGGCAGGCCCAGGCGAGAAGGTGGTTCTATTGACGCCGTGCGCGCGCGCCCTGTTCGTGTGGCGCCGGTTCATCAGCAAAGATCCCAGCGCCGGGCCGCTCGACGTGAACTGCGCCATCTTCCGCAACGAAGGCGCCGGGCTGGCCAGCGACCTGATCCTGGCCGCCGAACCGTTCGCGCGCGCCAGGTGGGGCGAGCAGCGCCTCTACACCTACGTCAACCCGCGCCGCGTGCAAAGCACCAATCCGGGCTACTGCTTCAAGCGGGCCGGCTGGCGAGTGTGCGGCATGACGAAGACGCGCCGGTTGCTGATCCTGGAGAAGTTGCCTTGACCACCACCAGCCCCATCATGATCTGCCCCACGGTTCCCCTGGGTGCGCTACCAGACGCCGAGCGTGATGTCCTGCGCCGGCTGGTCACGCAGTACTTGGTGGGTGCCGACGCGGACCACGACAAGGAATGGCGCCGCTTGTGGCGCGACTTGTTCGGAGCCAACCCCGGCGAGTGCACGCAGCTGTACCGAGCCGAAGCCCGGGACAGTGCCTTCCACCGCCGTCACCGCGCGATCCTGGCCAACTTGCTGGCCAACGTCGAGGGCTTTACCAACGAAGACGCGCTGCACGACTGGCTGAAACTGAAGTGCTGGCACGTGGACTGGGTGAATGGCAAGCCTGTTCCCGCCACGACCAGTTTCGACGGCTGCAGCGAAGCGCGCATGCGCAAGTTCAACCGACGCCTGGTGGACCTGCTGCAACAGCCGTGGGTGCAACGGCATTTCTGGCCGCACATCAAGCCAACGCAGCGCGCCGAGATGGTCGAGCTGGTGCTGGCCAACCAGAAGGACAAGAGGGACCAGCAATGAGCCGTCTTCCACCCAACGTGACCGCCGCGCGCGACGCTGCCATCGCCGCAGGACTGAGCCGCTACGACCCTGGTGTGCCATGCCAACAGGGCCACCGCTGCCAGCGATTCACGGGCTGCAACAGGTGCGTGGAATGCGAGACCGCTCGCACCAAGTCGTACAGATCGAAAAACGCGGCGGCTGTGCGCGAGAACGCGCAGGCCTACAGGGCCGCCAATCGGGAGAAGCAGAACCTTCAGGCCTACGCATGGAGAAAGAAAAACAACGACAAGGTGCGTGCCTCCCACAGCAAGTGGCGCGAAAAGAACGCGGAGAAGGTTGCCCAATACCAGCGAGATCGCGCCGAGAGTCGGAACCAGTCCAATCGTCGCCGTCGGGCAGAGCGCAAGGCGACCGATCCGACCTATGCGCTGTCCGAGACCTTGCGCGCGACGACGAGCGCGGCGTTTCGTCGGTTCGGCTACCGCAAAGGAACAACCACCGAGCGAGTCATCGGTTGCACGTGGGATGAACTGCGCTCGCACATTGAGCGCCAGTTTCTTCCCGGGATGACTTGGGCCAACCGCGGAAGCATGTGGCACGTCGATCACATCTTGCCGATGGCTGAGTCCAAAGACCGGGAAGAACTCCTGGCCCGCTGCCACTTCACCAACCTGCGCCCCCTGTGGGCGCTGGACAACCACAAGAAACATGCCAAACGCCTGCACCTTATCTGAGGTGGACACGGTGCTGGCCGATCCAGAGGAGAGCACATGAAGCCCCACATCTACATCAGCGGTCCCATGTCGGGCATGCCTGACCTGAACTTTCCCGCCTTCAACGAGGCGGCAAAGGCCCTGCGTGCCGCGGGCTACACCGTGACCAACCCCGCCGAGCTTGACGCACAAGACGCCGGGAAGGTGCTGACTTGGGAGCAGTACATGCTCCGGGACATCGTGGCGTTGATGCAGTGCGACGGTATCGCCACGCTGACGGGCTGGAGCAATTCGCGCGGGGCGACGCTGGAGATTGACATCGCCACGCGCTTGAGCATGCCGAACTGGCCGGTGCATACGTGGCTGGCGATGCAGGCGCAGAGAGCACGCAACGCCGCGCGGCAGCTTTCTGGCACGCCGTTCTATGGGCTCGGCTTGGCGGCCAACGATGCGCGGAGGCGGGCGTGATTCGCTGCACCCGCTGCCATCGCCCGATGCGCGCGCCATCTGAAACGGGGCTCGGCCCGAAGTGCGCGCAGGCCGTGCTGGGCCGCAAGCCGAAGCCTCGCCGTGTCGTCGGGACTTCGGCGAGGGACGAGCGGACGCCGGATCTGTTCGAGGGGGTGGCGTGATTCACTATCACGGGCTTCCCATCACGCCGGAAACGGCCGCGCTATCGGCCATAGGTGGCGGACATGCCTTTGTCAGCTTCAAGACGCCGCACCAACTGGCGATAGTTGCCGAGGCGTGCCAGTCGTTCGCCATTGACAACGGCGCGTTCTCTGCGTGGCGGGCTGGTGCCCCCATCACGAATTGGGCGCCGTTCTACGAGTGGGCCGCTCAGTGCAAGTTGATCCCGTCGTGCGACTTTGCCGTGGTTCCAGATGTGATCGATGGAAGCGAGGCAGACAACGACGCGCTTCTGTCCGATTGGCCGCTTCCTCGGTGGTTCGGCGCACCTGTGTGGCACATGCACGAGAGCCTTGACCGACTGGAGCGGCTGGCGTCTGCGTGGCCGCGCGTCTGTATCGGCAGCTCGGGCGAGTTCGCCAGCATCGGCACCGCTGCGTGGTGGGGGCAAATCGCCCGCGCAATGCGCGTGGTGTGCGACGACGACGGGCGCCCGATGTGCAAGTTGCACGGACTGCGGATGCTCAACCCGGAAATCTTCACGCGCCTTCCGTTCGCCAGCGCCGACAGCACGAACATCGGCCGCAACGTCGGCATTGACCAAGCATGGCGCGGAACCTACACGCCGCCCACCAAAGAAGCGCGTGCGCTGCTGATGCGCCAGCGCATTGAGTCTCAAAACGCACCCGCACGATGGGGGTTCATCGTCCCCGAAGTCAACCAAGCCGAACAAGGAAGCCTACTGTGATTTACGTTGCCATCGCCCTCTATGCCGTCGCCATGATCGCGGCCAACCTGATCGTTGCCGCTCTTGGCCCATGGGTCAGTCCCATCAATGCCTTCTTTCTGATCGGGCTTGACCTCGCGCTGCGCGACTGGTTGCATGTGCGGCTGAAGTCGTGGCAGATGGGCGCACTGATTGCCGCCACAGGTGCGCTCACTTACGCGCTCAATCCAGCGGCACAGCACATCGCCATAGCATCGGCCGTCAGTTTCGCGGTAGCAGCGGTGGCCGACTGGCTTGTGTTCGTGAGCATGCCTGGGACTTGGTTCCAGCGCAGTGCGAGCAGCAACGTGGCCGGTGCGCTGGTCGATTCTGTCCTGTTTCCTACGCTCGCATTTGGCGCCCTGATGCCAGCCATCGTTGCGCTTCAGTTTGCGTCCAAAGTCGCAGGCGGAACATTGTGGGCGTGGCTCCTGTCTCGCGCAGTGCGCAACCACGCATGACTGACCGCGCCCGCCAGCCCGCCGTACTCCTGCGCCGCATCGCCAAGCTAGAGGCCCTGCTAGCCGCAGAGAAGGAAATCAGCGACAGGCTGAACACGGCATACCGGGAAACGCTCTATGAGCTGGTGGATGCGCAGATGAAACTCAAGCGGATTGAAGAAGTGATGAGGGGTGATGATGACTGACCAACGCATAGAGTTGGACCTGCGAAACGCGACGATGGCGCGCGAGCAGTTGCCGCAGGTTTGGTCGTGGATTCGCACCATGCTGGCCGCCGGGCATTGGCTAGTGCTCGTCGTTCGCCTTGCGACCCGATCCGACGCGCAGAACCGGCTGCTGCATTCGCGTATCAGAGACGTGGCGAAGCACTTCCACGAGTGGCGCGGCGTGCCGATGGATGACGAGGACTGGAAGCGAATGCTCGTGGCCGCATGGTGCCGAGTGCACAACGAGCCGGCGCGGATGGTCCCGGCCTTGGATGGACACGGCTTCGAGGTGCTTTACCGGCGCACGAGCAAGTTGAGCCGCGCAGAGTGCGTAGACCTGAGCGACTACATCATGGCATGGGGGACAGAGCAGGGCGTCCAGTGGTGCCCCGCATCGCTGGCCGAGGACATCCCACGCAGCACGACGCGCCGTAAGCGCGAGCGCATCGACGCCGAAACGGGCGAAGTCATGGAGGAAGCATGAAACCCCACATCCGAAAGGTACGCGGCATCTGGACGGTGCGGGAGTGTCACCGACTTATGCGCCCATATGCGCCGGGAGGGTGTTCCTACAGGTTCTTGCCCGACCCTTACGCAACCATCGGCCACGGCTACACCGTCCGCGAAGCCTGCGAGGACTGGAAAGAGCAGATGCAGGCGCAGAGAGCATGACCTGGACCCGCCCCGCCCAACCCGCCCGCGAGCAGCGCATCGCCGAGCGCGCCGCG